GCATAACGAGCAAAGATAACCCAATCTCCTTTTTTACACCATGGACCTGTTGGATAACGTTCTTTATCGTTATATGCTAATGGTCCAATTTTAAGAACATAACCACAGTTTGTAGCTATTCTTAATTTGTCTAATGATTCTTGTGATATAATAATTCCACCTTTAGTTTTATCTTTAGGTGTAAATGGTAATACGAGTATTCTCCAACCACTTGGATTAGGTAAGCTATCAACTAAAGATTCAGAAATGTTTTCTGCTCTTACAGTTTTATCTTCAATTTTTTTATTTTCTTCTTGATACTTTTGTTCTAGACCTAGAATAGTCTTTGGTATTTCAGTTGACTGAACATCAGTCGAGTTTAATAACGTTTCCTTGCTCATTGTCCTTTAGCTCCTTTTTGTTTAGCAGGTTAGAGATTTCCTGTAATAAAAATTCGTATGTACGAATTTGTCCAAGTATATACTTGTAATCTGACATATTGTCAACCCCGCCAGAAGTGACCATTGTGGTCAAATTAGCTAGTTGAGCTTTCATATATTTTTGTAATTTACTTGCTACGTCTACTTCATCCATCACCTTCTCCTTTTGTTATTTATATTAACAATTCCACTTACGTAGAGATTTATTAATTCTTGAATTTGGATCTCTCGCAGTTTTTGCTGAAGTTAATCTTTTCTTCATACCTGACATTCTGGCACAAAATGATTTTCTTCTATTAGCAGCTTTAGATCCTTTTTTTAATTTACTTGGTTTAGTAGTAACTGCCATTGATAATTTAGAACCAGGATTTGCAGCTCTATAAGATGCAATACCTTTTCTATTTAATCCACCTGATTCAGATTTACCTTCTTTTCTTTGCCACGCAGGAGTTCCACCATTTTTAAAAGCCATTCCTCTACCTCTTAAAGATATATCGCCCATTATACTAATCCTCCATTACTCATTTTTTTACGTTTTGCAAATGTTGCAACATTAGTAGGTTTAGGTCCTGTATTACCAGCAGCTCTTTTTCTTGCAACAGCTGATCTTCTTTGACCTTCTGACATTGATCTAGCTTTAGCTAATGGTACACATTTTGGATAGCCTTTTCTTTTTTCTCCTTTTGATCTTCCACAAGGAGCATAAGATCCATCTTTACGTTTAGATCCAATATCCACCCATTTTTCTGCAACCCATTTTCTTAAACCATTTGCCATACTAATACTTCTTTGTAACTTTTCTTCTATCTTCCATTACATTTCCACAACCTTTAGCAATACCACCTTGTGCATAATTAGATATTGCTTTTCTTTTTTGTGAAAGATTTGTTTTATTTTTTGTAAGAACTCTTTTTCTTTTATCTAAAGTTGCGCCTGCAGAAAGCATTCCACCATCTGCTTTTCCTTTTCTACCACCTGGAGTTACTTTTCCAGAACAAACAGCTGAAGCATACATATTTGCATATGCACTTGGATAGACTTTAAATTTTCTTTTAGCTGCAGCTTTTCCTCTTGCACAAAGTTTAGCCATTTATTTTTTCTTTTTTTTAATTTTCTTCTTTACCATTTTGCCAGATTTAGATTCTTCGTAACCTTTTTCTTCCATAGCATATTCTTTAGCTTCTTCAGCTTTAGATTCCATACCTTCATGTTTTTCTGACATATCCATATAACCACCTTTAGATTTTTTAACTACACCTCTGCCAATTAAAACATCTTTAAAAGTTACTTTGCCATCTTTGTTTAAATCAGGAAATGCTTTTCCGCCTTTTGCAAGACCAACTCTAGCAATACCACTTCCTCTTAATTGTTTTCCAATTCCAGCCATTATCTTTTATCCTTCATCATTTTACCTTTTTTCTTCATAGGCATATCTTTAGTCATCATATCTGCTTTTTTAACTTTTCCACCTTTTTTAAAAGCAGAGCCCATTCCTCTTTGAGCAATTCCACCACCTTTAAACTCTGGTCTTGGTCTTATTTTATAATCGTTTCTCATTTTGTATCCTTATCCGTTTTCTTGTTCTTTGTTTATTACAGGTCTATTCGCCATAGTTCTTGCAACTGATTCAGCAGAACGACCTACCACATACCCACCAAGTCCAACATTTAATAATGTCCAAACATCGCCAGGTAATTCAAAGGAGATAATAGCTCCAGTGAATATTTTAATAACAGGACCTATAACATAGTTCCATACCAAAATAAATATTAATACGTACATAAGCAAAGGTCTCCAAGATGATGCGAACCATCCTGCTTTTGCTTCAGCTTCAACTATTTTAGCTGCTGCTGTTAATTCTGCTGTGTGTGATTGTAGTAGTTGAGTTTGTAATTGTGCTTTTAATTTTTCTTGAAGATCTTTATCTGGAACAGCTTTTTCAATTGTGTTAAATAGAACTTTAGCAAGAGGTGCTACAGCTCCTAACATTTGAATCATGGTTTAGTACCACTTCGCTTTTCTTTTCTTATCAGCTAACATTCTTCTTTGACCACCAACTTGATCTACTTGAGTTTCTTGTGGGTTAGTCATTTCAACATCAATTCCACCTTTTAAAGTTCCATCAGAATTTGTAAATTGTGAAAAGTCTACTTGAGTTCCGTATGCTGATCTTGAAGAAGAACTTCCATTAGAAGTTACTGAACCACCCATAGCCATTGGCTTTCTAGATTTTCCAGCTTCAGATAATGCAATTGCAATTGCTTGTTTAGGATTTTTTACAACAGGTCCTTTTTTACCAGAGTGTAATTCTCCTCTTTTGAATTCTCTCATAACTTTACCAACTTTTTTTTGACTTGGTGTCATTAGTTTTTTCATAATAATATCCTTGGTGTTTATATATACTAATATCTAAAATACCACAATACTGGTTATTAGCCAGCAATTATTTTAGTGTTTTTCATGCCTTGTTTAGCAAGATCTACGCCTATTTTTAACTTGGTTAAATCGTCCGTTTGTTCAAGTTTTTCATCGGCTACTTGTCTATTAGACATAACTTTTAACTTATCTAGATTTAATCTATCTTCAGCTTCTTTTTTCTTACGTTCATTTTCCATAGCTCTTAAATCAATCTCTCTAGATTTTAATTGAACCAATGGATCATTATTCATACCATCATTAATTTTGTTTTCTTCAGTCATATAGTCTTTAGTCATTTCAGCAATTAGTTTTGCTTTTCTAGATTCAATAGCTTGAGTCATTTGTTGAACTTGTAATTGTAATTGTGGATTCATTTGTGCTTGTTGTTGCATTGCTTGTAGTTGCATTAACTCTTTAGAAAATTCTAATTGAATTTGTTCTTGAGCCATTATTGAAATATGTTCTAAAACGTTCTTTTGAATAATACCCATTGCCATAGGATTATTTTTAATCATGTTTAATTGCATAAAGTTTAAATGTGCTTCAATGTGAGCACTATGATCTTGTCCAGCGAATGCTTGGAAAGGTTGTCCAGTCATTGCATTGATGTGTTCCATAGAAGGATCCATCGGTACTGGTGGTTGTGGTGGAGGTAATATTAAATCAATATTCTTAACTCCAATAGCTTCATACATCGTTCTATAAACTTGATACAAATTATGCATTTGCGGATTAGACATCGCAAGTTGCATTTCAGTTTGTGCTAAATTAATTCTTTGTGTTTGAGAGAATATATTTGGATCTGCAACTGGAAGTATATCTATCTTATCATCAAAGTCTGTTTGTTTGATCTGTCTAGTTCCACCTACTACATCATATGGATACACAGGCGGTAAATAAGTTGCAAATACTTTTGCTAATAATTCAAATTCATTTTTAAGTGAAGCATATAATCTTTTGTGAATAGCTGACATCACTCGCGATCCACGCTCCAACAATGCCATCGTCGTTCCAACTGCCGCTTGTTGATTAGCGTCACCAACTTGCATATCAGCGATGGACGCGAAACGTTGACCTGCTTGAACCACAACACCCATCAATTGTAATAATGTTTGATCTGGTCCTTTAAATGGTAAAGGCATAAACGCATCACGGAGATTTCCTCCCGGAGCGTCGACATCTCTAAATTCACCTGGTTGAATAGGTTGTGCATCATCTCTAACTCTAATACCTCGCATTTTAAATCCAGCTGGTAAATTTGCTAAAGTTCCTGCATCTAATAATTGTCTTAATGCTTGAGTTGCAGTTCTAGATAAACCACCAATCATGTGAATTAAACCAAATCCATAGAATCCAAGTCCTGGTAAAAATTTAAAGTGTACAAAATAATTAGTTTTATTTTTTAATGGATCGTCTGTTTTATAATTACGTCTAATAGATAAAACTTCTTGAGAAGATTCCTCAATCGTTACAACGTATGGAAGTTTAATTCCTGTGGGCTCACCAGAAGTATCCTTATCTTCAAAACCTTCAATATCTAAATTAACATGACATTCTAATAAAGTATAAACATTATCTTGTTTCTCAACTCTAATACCTTCTAATTGACGTTCTTTTTCTTTTAGTTGATCTGATTTAAGTGGTGGTTGTCCAAGTTCAACATCTCTATAAAACCCATTCACTTGTTGCTTTCTTAAATCATTTTCTGAAATTCTTAAAACATGAATAATAGCATCCGCATCTTCTAATGAAGTTGCAGAATAAGGAACAATTAAATCTTCTGCTGGAATAAATTTTGATACTGCTCTACCTAAAATTTCATCATAATAAACTTTTTTAAATGTAGATCCTGCTAGTGGTAAATAGAATAACATTTGATCAAATTCAGGTTCATATTCTTTCATGACATTCATAATTTGATAGTTCATGAAATCTCTAACTCTTTCAGATTGTTGTTCTTTTTGAGAATCAATTTTACCAACGATTTGAGTTCTTACAGGACCATCCGCTGGTAATAATTCTTTGTAAGCTTGTGATTGAAATTGTGTTACTGATTCTGCAAGTACTGGATGTGTTACACCTGATGCATTTCTAAAAGGCTCTGTTCTAGTTTCATATCTAAATCCTAAAAGGTCTAAACCTTTTGTGTAAGTCATTTCCCAATCTTGACGAGAAGTTTTATAATCAACGTATTGTTCTTGAAGATCAGAACCAATGCCAGCTAAAATACTTTCATCTAAAAATTCTGCAAGGTTTGCATAATGATCTTCTCCTCCTTGAGGAGCGGCTAAAGTTGGATCAAAAGATATTTCTGCTCCACCTTCTTCATCCATGTTTATTTCAACCGATGGATCTTCTTGTCCAATTTGTTCTTGAATAGCTTGATCTATTTCTGTTGCACCTGGAACATCAATAGTTGTTTTTGTATTAGGTAATGACTTATCAATTTCTGCCATGACTAACTATACCTTCTTATAAATAATGATTCAACACCTTGTGAGTCAGGACCTTTAACAGGTGGTACTGTTTTTGTCAATCCACCATATGCATAACCAGCTTGTCCACCATCTGCAAATGGTTTAGTAACATTCAATGTATAGTATGGGTTACCTTGATATGTATTTCTTCCTGCAGAAAAAATAGTTCCAGTGTTTCCTGTGTAATCTATTCTTTGTTCTTTAGGACTTAACCCTGCTTGAATTCTAGATCCTTCATTATCTACATTATAGTAACCTTGAAGCAATGCACTTCTATCTGGTCCTGAAAAAGGTTTAATTGCCACAACACCATATTGCGGTCCTTGATATCCAATACCACCTCCTAATGGAGTTTGGTTTTGAAAATATTGTTTAGTAAAATCTTTTAAATCTCTTTTATTAAAACCTTGTCCTTGCACTACAGGAGAAACATATTGTGGTTGTCCTTGACCCATAAAATATTCATTATCTTCTAATCTCATTCTTTCTTCAGGGGTAAGATTTCTTTGGATTGGAGTTGGTATTGGTGGATTTAATCTTTGATCAGATTTTAATGTATCTCCAAAAGAAATTTGATTTTTTTGAACAGGACTAAAAAACAATCCATCTTGTGGTGCATAAACATTTTTTCCAAATCTAACATCTGAATTATCTTCTGTATCTTTTGCTTCTATATCAGAAATTTTTTTAACAAACTTTTCAAATGCGTCTTCGATTCCTGCCATATTAATAATACGTTCTGTTGTGATGAATCACTGGTTCGTCTCTATAATCTTCTGGGTGATCTACAAAACCACCTTGTCTGAATCTCATAACTGCTTGAGTCATAGAGTCTACCAAGTCATCGTTATCGCCATAAGGAAATGCTGCGCATTCCTCTATGACCTCTTCAGCAAACTTTTGATCAGGTGCCCATATTTGACCTGATTCAAACAATGGTGCAACTGCATTTACCCTTGCATGCTTATCATTTCCTTTGCTTGGTGTAAAGTTAACAACAGGGATACCCATCTTACGTAACTCATAGGTTAATGGCAGTCCTGAAGCTTTAGATTCAATGATCACCGTCTCTGGATTCCAATAGCTATATTGCTCTAAAGCCTTACGTTTTAACTCTGGAAACTCTAATCTTTCCTTACAAGCATCTAACAATATTAGATTCGGTTCGCTATCCTCGTTCAATCTAAATACACCCCATGTTGTAATTGCAGAGTAATCCGCAGTTTCTTTTTTAAGAAATGCAGTATCATAACTTTGAATCACATGATCTAAAGCGGGGATATAGGGTTTATCCCAAACTCTCCACCATTCGCGCTTAATGATTGATCCTTCTTCAGCTGTAGGATTTTGCATCCATTGAGCATTCCATTTTTGAACTGACAAAGAAGCTTTGACAGATTCTAATTCTGATAGCTTCCAATACTCTGGCCATACTGGTTTTTCATTTGGAAGTATTGCTGGAAACTCTATAAGCTCCCATTTGTCTGCTTTTGTTTCAGCAGATGATTTTATAAGTTGTGCTGTTAAATCTTTAACTGACCAACGCGTCATAACTACAACAATCTTTCCACCAGGTTGTAAACGTTGTCTTGGTCCAGAGGTGTACCATTCATAAGCACGTTCCAGCGCTTCTGGATTCAAAGCATCTTGTTCTGAATGTGGATCGTCTATGATTAATAGATCTGCGCCTCGACCTGTTATCGCACCGCCGACACCGGCTGCAAAGTATTCGCCACCCTGATCGGTTTCCCAACGACCAGCAGCTTGAGAGTCTTCACGTAATCTTGTATTGAATATTTTTCTATAGTCTTCGCTGTCAATTAATGTTTTAGCTTTTCTACCGAACCTTACAGCGAGTTCTGCTGTGTGAGTAGTTTGGATAATTTTTAGTTTAGGATTCTTACCAATCATCCATGCAGGAAGAAGGAACGATGAGAATTCAGATTTAGTATGCCTTGGTGGCATGTTGATTATTAAACGATTAATATCGCCTCGTGCAAGACGATTGAATTGGTCAGCGATTTTTTTGTGATGAGAACCTTCAACAAAATCTGGCCAGACTGCTTTTACAAACTTTAAAAAATCTTCTGATATTTCTCTTTTGTTTTTCTTTTCATGCTTCATTAAGAATAACTTTCTATATTCTTTACGTGCATCTACGGGTAATTTTTCTATCTGTTTTTCTGTGAGTATTGTCTCTTCCATAGTAACCCTTAATTATACAGTATTATTGCCAAATAAGGAAGAGCTTGAAAGTACAATGAATGTTACGAAAAAGGGTTTCATAAAAATTTTTTATAAAATTTTTTAGGCATTGCAATATTTATAAATATTATTTTTTAGGGGGTGGGGGTAGGCAAAAACACCTATATTTTGGAAATGATTTTGGTACGTATGAATGTCCAAATCTTTGATTATACCCTAACATTCAGATACATATTTTGATTTTAGGGGGGTAGGTACAGAAAAATACTTCGTATTTTACTTTCAGTTTGTATCGGTAATAGCTACGCTATTACTTAATTGATAATAGCGGAACGCTATCCGCCTACACGCTAGGCGTGTGGCGTTGGCGTATCGGTTAGCGGTTAGCGGTACGCTGTTGGCGGTTGGCGTTCCGTGTTGCATATATGCAACGCCTTATAACTATTTAATAGGGAAGCGTTAATAGTTATTGTATTATAATATCCCATAATATAAACCTTACATATAGGCGTGTGAAGATACTAATATTAACTACAATGTTGTTGGTAGTTATATTTTGGTAGGATAACCCACGCCTAACGATTCCCGCATAGGTTGTATTTATTTATGATTAGTTAATCGCAATAAACGAAGCGTGGATAGTTATTCAGTTATAGTTATTTATAAATGATAAGCGGATATTGGATTGAGTAAAGGTAAGGCGGTTAGCGTTTCGCTATTCCCGTTGCTTCCTTGTCGGTTTTTTAAAAGCGAAGCGGGAAGCGTTTTAGCGGTTTTCTATATTTTTTGCGGTTGATTGCGGAAAGTCCATAAAGTATTGCGAAGCGGGAAGCGTTGGGCTTCGGCTTGATAATCGGTTTTATTTGGTCGGTTAAATTTACTTTCATTAACTTAAAAACTATATTTTATTAGATAATCATTAAACAACGGCTTCAAGTAAGGGTTGCATTATTGCAACAGTAATTATTGGTGTTTTTATGTATTGCAAAAATAAACAAATCAATTTAATTTAAGTAATTAGAAAGAATAACAACTAACAAAGGGTAAATAATGACTAAAAATAAAAAAATAAAATCTTTAACTTATAATCCAATAAATAGATGTTGGATATTAAATGATAAGTATGAAATTGATAATCTAGGGCAAATTTTCTGGGTTTCAAATTATATCGGAAAGCGTAGCAATTTTTCAAAATATGTTTTTAAAATTGCGGAGCAATTAAAAGGTACTTTTTATTATAAAT